CGGTCTCACTCAACGAGGGGTTATACGTACTGCCCGGCGCATTAATTGAATCTGTCGCGGTTACAGACTCAAGGATGTAGGCAAACAGACCCTTAATGGAAGATGGCAGGTCAGTGATGGTGGCCGCTTCAATAACGGCGGCAAGCAGCGTTGCTCTAGCTGATGCGGCGTCCGTAATGGTGGCTAACTCTGCAATCACAGACTGCGCGGTCAGTTTTGCACTATCGGTATCAGACCCCGTAGCTGTTTCGCTAAGATTGGAGTTAGCAGTTAATATAGCGCTGTCAGTATCAGAACCTGTAGCCGCCTCAATGATTGCTGGCCTAACAATTAATCTTGCAACATCTGCATCTGATCCAGTGGCTGTTTCACTGATAACGGGATGGGCAATATACCGAGCGGTTTCCGTGTCCGATCCTGTGGCAGTTTCTGTAATAGTTGGCCTAACAGTTAGCGCGGCGGCATCCGTGTCTGTCCCAGTCGCCGTTTCGGTTAACGTAGCACCAGCTACCAGCCGAGCCAAGTCAGTATCAGAACCTGTGGCTGTTTCTGCAATCAGCGAAATTGCGCTCAAAATTGCCGACTCTACATCGGAGCCGGTAGCCGTTTCGGTGATGTTTGCTTTTGGCTGGAATGTTGCAAAGTTGGAATCAGTGACTGTGGCCGACTCACTAACTGCACCCAAAAATAAGAAACTGCTGGAAATTGAATCTGTGCCGGTGCCTGTTTCGCTGATCGTCCCAAGCAGAGTGACTTTGGCAGTAATTGCGTCTGTACCAGTCCCAGTTTCAGTGATGGTAACGGCATAAACCGTACCGCCTGCGGCAACAAAGTACCAACCCAGTGAGCCGCCGTTGGTGGAGTTAGCCCCTGCGTACCATTCGTCTACAAGGTCGTATGCCCTGACGTTGTTGATTGCCAGATAGTCTACGTTGGCTGCTTGACCTGCTCCGGTAAACCTCAAAATGCCGGGGGATGCTGCGGATGTGCCGCTGACGGTCAGAACCCGCCCTGCTTCTCCTGTTGCTGTCCAAGGGTTTGTTAGGGTTTGTGTTGTGTTGCCAAGCAGAATGGACGTTGCACCTGTGGCACTGTAGGTGTTGGTGATGTCTTTAAACGTGTTGTTGCCGTTGATGGTCAACGCACCAGCACCACCTTGATTGAGGGTAACGCCCGAGTAGGAAATTCCGCCGCCAGAAAACTGTTTAGCAGATGCAGATGTAAGGCTGATTGTTCCTGTGCCTGTGACGGTTAGATTTGTGGTTGTAGAAGCGTCCCACGCGACAAAAGTAGCCCCCGCTATTGTCCAAAGTCCCGATCCAATCACCATCGTTCTTGCAAGTGTTGAATTTGATAAACCAACAACAGATGTTGCGCCAGACAAAGTAATGTTATATGTACCTGCGTCAAAAGTTCCAGCATTTAAATCAATACAAGCACCAGTACCATTAGAAGTGAATGAATCTTGCAGAGTAGTAGAGCCGCCGGGGCTGTTAAAAATCAATCTCTGAGTAAACGTCTTCCCCGCACTCGTAATCGTCTGACTGCCACGACCTGCAAAAGTAATTGTGTTTGTGCCAGTTATTGTAATTCCAGTACCGTTAATCCAGTTACCGTAGATTGCGGAGGTTGTCGTACCCGTTGCCAACGTCATCGTGTTGGTGGTACGGGCACTCATGTCAATCGTGCCGATGTTATATCCGGCGTTAATGGTTGTCGTTGATCCGGATGATGGATATGTGGCCGCAGGAAAAACGGCTGTGTCTTGTGCAAGAGGGAACTGATCTGCCGCTGCCGACCCACCCGACGTTGCCGACCAGTTGCCTGCTCCTATAAAACCCCAGTTTGCCGATGTTGTCGCTCTAAAATACACCGTCTTAGCCGCATCAAACGTAATCCCGCTGTTGCCCTTGGCATCACCAAACCGAGTGCCGGAGATTGGAGCAGCAGCGCCAGCAATGGTGATGTCACGGAAGTCAATGTCAGCAGCGCCAGCGGTCAAAGTGGTTACGGTTAAAGTTCTGGTTGTGCCAATGGTGTCTGATGCCAAGAACGTGCGGTAGGCAGATGCTGTTCCTGCGTTCAGGGTTAGGGTGCTGATGGTTTGATTGGCGTTAAATCTAACTAACTGAATGCCAACCGTAGTTTGACTTGCAAACGACAACGTATTAAACGTGTTAGCTCCTTCAATCGCGGTTGTGGTATTGGATGGGGAGCCAAACGAGACGTTGTAAAACGTCTGCCCACCGCCAGCAAAAGTGACCGATGCGGCGCTTGAGATCAAAGATGTGCCCGCATTAAACGTAAAGTTTGTGGCTGTTGTGAATGTAACAGGTGTGTTTGAACTTGAGACAGTTACAGTGCTTCCGTTCAGCGATAGTGATCGGACATTTGAATTGTTTGAAGACAATCCAGCGGCTGTTAAAAAATAATTACTTGTTGATGTACTAAATGCTCCATAAGTAACTGAAAACAAATTTGAGCCGATATTTAATGCACTGCCAAGTGTCCATGTAGAACCAATCCCAATAACCGTACACGCAGACGACAGCGTCACCCCATTGGTTGTAAATGTATAACTGCTGTTACCAGCCCAGTTCATTGCGCCTGAGTACGTCCGAGTAATGCCCGTAGCAGCAAAACTCACGTTGCCGTGAAAGGCAATACCCACAGTGCCAGCAAAGGTCACGTTGCCAACTAACGGGCCAGCCATTGTGAACGAGGCACATCGGGCAAGCGTTACACCAGCGTCAATTGTGGCTGTGTAGGCTGTGGCGTTGGACATTGCGTCAAAATTGACCGCATCAAGTGATGTTGGGATAGCTGCGCCAGAGCCGCCCCCTGATGAAGTAGACCACTTGGTTGTGGATGACCAGTTGCCTGTGCCGCCTACCCAATACAGTGTGCGAGGTGCAGGGGTAGCTGTGAAAACAACACGAGTGTTGTTGGATACGTTTGTGCTGTTTGCGCCAACATAAAACTCGCCGGGGCTGGTGGTGGTAACAGTGCAGTCTCGTACAGACAGGTAGTCAATGCCAGAGTTGGCGGGGCCTGCAATGGATAGAGTGAAGGCTGATGCTGCAGTGCCTGACTGAACGGCGACTACGTTGCCTGCTGTCCCTGTGATAGACCATTTGCCAACGGTGGTGGTGCTACCGGAAGGAATAACAATGGTGTGAGCAACGGTCTTGGTTGAAGCAAGTTCGCTAAATGTGTTTGAACCGCTTAATAATAGCGTTGATGTCCCCGTTGTTCCGCCTATGGTCAACTTGTTATAGTAAAAAGTATTTCCAGAAAAAGTTCTTGCCGCAGTTGACGTATCTGATAAAACAATCGTGGACGTTGAGACTATTGGTTGAGATAGCGTGGACCATACATTACCAGTACCAGATAAAGTCCAAGTACCAGACCCCATTCTCAAAGTATTAGCAGTAGCACCATTGCTAAACAGCCCCGTTGTTACGTTGTATGTAACTGCATCAAACGTCCCCGTGGTAAGTGTCAGGGTTTTTGTTGCCCCTAAAGACAGTGCATCAGCAAGCTGAACGTTTCCAAGAGGATGGCTAATCCTTACCGGACAGCCAAATTGAACGCCGTTACTGGTAATTATTTGTGTTGCGTTTCTAGAAAATTGAATCTCGCCTGATGAGCTGGATGATGTAACGCCTGTACCAAACTTCCAATCTCCGTAAACAGCGAGGGTGTTTGTGCTGGTTGTTAGCGTCATTGCACTGGTACGCAGCGATGCATCAAATGTGCCGATATTCCATGCGGCGTTAATTGTGATCGTGCCTGTTACGCTGCCCGTGTCATCAAACACCGTAGTGTCTTGAGCCAGTGGGAATTGATTGATGTCAGGCGTTCCACCAGACCCCGAAGCCCAAGCCGTAGCACTCCAGTTCTGAATACCTGCCAAGTTCCAGTACACCGTTTTTGGCGCAGGGAACGTGATGTTGTTGTTGCCACCACAATCCCCCGCACGGGTTGGCGCTGTACCGATAGCTGCACCAAGGATTTCAATGTCACGGAAGTCGCAGTCGTTTGCTACCAGTGTGCCAACAGTCAGGTCACGCTGAGTGCCAAGGGTGTCAGAACGAACAAAGATGCGGCGTACTGCTGTGGCTCCGGCGCAAGTCAATGTTCCTGTGATGGTTTGGTTTGCGCTAAACAAAAGCCCCGTTAAACCAGCGGATGCTGGGGCTGTTACTGTAATAGCGTTAAAAGTGTTTGCCCCCGATATTTGATGAGCAACGCTTGCACCCGTCCCGGTAAAAGTTATATTGTAAAAAGAAACGCCGCCTCCACCAAATGTGGAACTATTGCTCATGTTAATTTGAGATGTTCCAGCATTGAACGTTAAGTTTGTGCTTGTTGTAAAAGTTACTGGGGACGACCCACTCAACGTAACCGTACTCGACCCCAGCGTAATCGTCCTGACGTTTGTGTTGCTGGATGCCAAAGAGCCAGCAGTGACGTTGTAGTTCTTGGTGTCGAACGTGCCGTTAGTGACGGTGAGTGTGTTTGATCCAATGTTCAGCGCATCAGCAAGCTCGACTGTGCCGCCGTAAGAGTCAACGATGATAAGGCCGTTAAAGGTTTTCCCTGCACTTGTAATGGCCTGCGTGTTGCGGCCAGAAAAAGTTTGCCCCAAGCCAGACCCGCCAAACGCTGTTCCAGAGCCGTTTGTCCAATTCCCGTAGATTGTGTAAAGGGCATTGGTTGCCAACGTCATTGCGTTTGTTCGGGTAGACATATCAATCCCGCCCGTGTACGAAACTGCGCTGTCCATTATTACAGTCGCACTTGTATTCAACCCCGTGTTCTCAATGACAGCAGTGTCCTGCGCCAGTGGGAAGTTGTCTGTGCTGACAGCGCCGCCAGATGTAGCAGCCCAAGCATTGGCAGACCAGTTGCCACCAGCAGCCAAGTTCCAATACACCGTCTTAGGTGTAGACGCAGTTATCCCACGGATGCCACGCAAGTCACCAATGCGAGTGCCAGAGATCGGAGCAGCAGTGCCAATGACGTAGATGTCACGGAAGTCGCAGTCGCTAATACTGACGGTTCCATTGACAACAAAGTCTTGAGCAATGCCATATGTATTGCCGCGAAACCAAATTCGGTTGTTACCCGCTGTTCCTGTGGTTGTCAGGTTGTTGGTTGTCAATCTTGCGCTTAAAGCAATCTGCTGAACCCCAACTGCTGCGCTAGGTGTGATGGTAATAGAGTTTACAGATTGAGCCGTATCAACGGTTGCAGTAAATTTGCCACCAGAGTTGGCATCAAAAATTACATCATCTACAGACGTAGGAACACTGGCCCCAGAAGCGCCTCCAGAAGTCGTAGACCATTTAGTAGTGCTTGACCAGTTACCAGCACCCCCAACCCAATAGCGATTTGCCATGCTTACTCCTCAACAGGAGTATCTTCAACAGGAGGTGCAGTCACCACAGCAATCCAGTTGTCCACACGCTGCTGCTTCATGGCTTGGATTTCGTCATCAGTGAATGTGTGGTCATCAGGCAGATGCAAAGCATCGCGGAACAGGCCGTGGGGAGTGTCAAATTCAAAGTCGATTTTCATGTTCATACCACAATGTAAAGAGTGTTAGGGTCAGGAGTTCCGGGCAATGCAGACACCTTGGCTATTGTTGTGATGCCACCAGAGAACGCCAACTGTCCAACCCAATCGTAATCGCTGCCGTTCCATCCCAAGACTTGGTTTGTGGTAGCGGTAGATGTGTTCAGGTGGGCATCTACATCTGCATTGGTGTATGAGGTGACTGAGGCCCAAGATGTAGTGGTTCCGTTGGTGGTCAGGAACTTGCCTGCGTTACCTGTTTGGCTGGGGATCAGCGTGTCAATTTGCGTTTGCAGCGCAGCAATCGCGTCCAACACGCCTTGGCTGGTGCCACCGCCGTTGGTGATGACTTTGATCTTCTCAGCCAGGTCAGGTGCCACCACCTCGCCGACGTTGATCGTGCGGCCAGACGACAAGGTGATGATCAACGAGCCGTCGAAGTCAATGTTGGCATCAGCGACAGACACGCCGTCCGAGCCATCCACACCGTTGCGCCCATCCACACCATCACGACCGTCGCGCCCGTTGGCCCCGTCCAACCCTCGCTCGCCTGGCTCACCTTTCGGCCCGGCAGGCCCGACCTCGGGCACAATGGCTTTGGCTTCTTCAAGCTGTGCAGCCACTTTGGCCTGCATGGTCTTGAGCGCGTCGATGATCACCCCAACGCGATCATTGAGCACCGCCTCTTTGCGGTCGCGCATCTCTTTGAGCGCGGTCTCAACTTGACCAAGAGCAGCCAACTTATCCTCGTAGGACACGTCCCCCGACTCGATCTTTTGCAGCAGCTCTTTGGTGTTGATCATTTCAAGCCCTCACTCAGCTTGGACAAAAAATCATCCTCTGCCTTGCTGGCCGCACCCAATCGGTCGGCCATCTGCAACTCCACAATCTTCGACTTGTTCTTGATGTCGGCCTCTTTGAGCATCAGCTCGGCGATCTTGACCCGCTTGTCAAACTCGTTGCTCTCGTTGCCAGCAGGCAAGTTCTTGGTCGTGGACGCAATGACCTTGGCCTGCACCTCTTGGGGCATGAGCTGCGCCTCGGTCATCAGCTTGGCAGCCTCTGCCCGGTTCTGCTCGGCCTGCGTGGTGTTGACCGCGATCTGGGCCTGCGCCGCTTGCAAGGCCAACTGCTGCTGCACTTGCTGCATCTCTTGGGCCTGTGGGTCGGGCTGGCTCATCTGGTCGAGCGCGGCCATCAACTCGTACCTGTTGGTCAGGCTGGAGTTGTTCAAGATGCCCTTCAAGATCAACGGCAGCACTGGGGTGTTTGGCCCCAAGGTCTGCAACAGACCAATGAACTGCTGCTGCTCATACTCACGAGCAATAATGCCCAAGGTTGCCGTAGGCACAAAACGCATATCCACTGAAGGGTAACGCTCTGGGTCAAACTGCATAAACCGGAAAGCCGCCTTCTGGATGAACGGAATCAAGAAGTCCTCTTGGAAGTTCACCAGTGTGCGTTTGTATTTTTTGATGATGGTCGCCACCGCCATGCTCATGCCAGCACCGTCTCGGCTACCTTGGCTGACCATGCCCTGCGAGTCCATTGTGCCCGTTGCCTGAAGTAGCATCCGCTCAAACTCTTTGGCTGTGGACAAGTTGTTAAGACTTGTCTCGCCAAACTTGAAGGGGTACAGAATCTCAGCAGGGTTGCCGTTGACCAAAAACGCCTTGCCAGGCTTAACCTCAAACTTAGCACCCCGTGGAAGGCGGGTCGCATCCAGACCCATCATTGGGCTGGTTGTTAGTGCCAAAGAGTCCAAGTGGCTACGCACCTGTGCATCAATGGCCTTTTGCATGTTGTAGGACTTCTCCACCGTCCCACGACCCAACAAACGGTTGGGCACAGTGTCATCTTGGTAAGAGATGATCGGGCGGTCTTTCATCATGTAAGGGTTGGCCTCTGCCTTCAGAAGAACCCCATCGTTGGCAATGACCACAATGGCCTCAACCATGTTGGAATAATCATCAGCCAATGAGTCTTCTGGGAACAGGTCAACAACATCAGCGTCATCCCCCTCCAGCATGGCTCTAGGTACTAACCCGTAGTAGGTCAACAACAAGACTTTTTCGTCTTGGTACTGCGTGACCTCTTGGGTTGGCTCCAAATCGGAGTCTGTTGAGGATGTGCCGATGTCCACCTTTCGGTAAATACCGCTCTCCATGCCCTGAACTACCTTTTGGATGCCAACATATTTCTCAATTGCCACACCCATACAGTCGTCAATGGACGTTCCGTTGGGGTCAAACAAGAAATTCTTGGGGTTGACAGGGACAATCTTGACCGCAATGCGGTTTTTCTCAACCACACCGATAGCAGCTTGGCCTTGTTGACCAGGAATTGCCTGTGTCGCTGGCTCAAAAATCTTTTCTGTCTTAACAATGATCTCGCCGATACCCGTGCCGTAGATTTCAGCCATCAATTCGATTTGGTCGATGGATTTCCTGATCTTGTCGGTCTTG